TCACCAAATCCAGTTCCTCCCTTGCTTCCTTCGTCATCTTCTCTGCTTCCTCCATCAAACAAGTTTTTATAGCTTTTGTTAAGTCCTCCGAGTGAGTATAAAAAAAAACACCTATTGGATAAGCTATTGTCATTGGCATGTTGTTTAGAAAGTTGTCTGATGTCTTTCTAAGTATTTCACTATCTACCTCAATATGTTTCCACCCAAACAAAGTTTTTCTAACTGGTCTACAAATAGTAGTTAGTATGTGGTGCAAGTTGTTAAATATTGCTTCCTCATCATCCTTAGCATTTTGCAGAATCTCCATGCTGTTAATATACTCTCCAAATAATAACTTCTTAGCATCTACTTTAAACTCATACCACTGACCACCAATTTTAAATCTTTTGTCTTTTAGTTGTTTAGGAAGTTCTGTCTCTAAGAAACTCATTTTCTTTTTAATAGACTTAAACTGCTTTAAACTAATATTCTTTATTACATCTCTTTTCTGTCCTGTTAAGACTGCTAGAATGTTGACTACTCTTTCTATTGGGTTTAGTTTAGAGTTTAATACTGGTCTTAGGTTGATGTAATTTCCTATTGTAACATCTTCCCACTTTGTTGGGATTGTAATTTCCATAGTTCTATATATAACAAATTTTTAAATAATAACAAAACACTAAAATAAATATTTAAATTAAAATACTAAACAACTAAACACCAATTAAAATACTAACTCACAATGGCTGAGAACACTATTTAAATCAATTCTAAGAAACTTAAATACTTTTTATATATGTTTATATACATTGATTAATTATAATGTCTTAAAACTAATATATTCAATTAGCTAGTTTATGAAATAGTATAAATTAATAATAAGATAAATATCTTATCTTATCTTATAGAACCCCATTTGCTCAGCATTTGCTTAGCATTTGCTCAGCATTTGCTAATTTTCTTCCTGTAAAATAAAAAGGGAGTGACGCTCTTTTGCCGACCACTCCCAATTTCCAAAACGTAATTTAATAAACATTGGCTAATCTAACGCATTGAGTTAGTTATTTATTAATTATCATTCAAATATAATAAATTAAAACAATTTATATTCTGTTTCTTTTATTCTTTGTTGAGCTATGTTAAAATAGTTTTCATCTTGCTCTATTCCTATAAAGTTTCTGTTTGTATTCTTACAAGCTACACCAGTTGAACCGCTACCCATAGTTAAATCAACTACTAAATCATTTTCATTACTAAATGTTTTAATTAAATCTTCTAATAATAAAACTGGTTTTTGTGTTGGGTGGTATCCGTTATAATCTTTTTTATATTTGAGTATGTTGCTCTTATACTTCTTACCTTCCCATAGGTTAAAGGTGCTTTTTGTTGTGTTTTTATATTCTGCATCTATTTTCAATATTTCATCATAATTTAAAAACCCTTCCATTTGGTTAATCTCAAAAAGTTCTATTATTTTATCGTATGCTTTTTTTGTAGGTTTAGCAAACTCATTTTGCTTTATTCTAAAAAATCTAATATTGCCCATTCCAATACACTCTAAAACACTTTTTATTGGTTCGTCAATCCATTTTAAAACCTTTACTGCATAATCTCTTAACGGGTGTTTAAATTCTGTATCCTCTGCTTTTCTAAAAACTAAAACATCTTCATAATAATTTAAAGGTGCTTTTTTAGCAGTTAAAGCATTTGCAAAATGGTCTTTCTCCCAAATCATATTGTAATTATGTGGTACATTTGCAACAGCTTTATTAATCAATTCATTTGTAAAAGGTTGTTGAGCAAATAAAACCATCTTGCCATTCTTTCTTAATATTCTGTTTGCTACTTTATAAACTTCGTTTGTGTTAATTACTTCATCCCATTCACATTTACCACTCATTCCGTGATTAACGTTTTTAATATCTTTTACAGTTCCATAAGGTAAATCTGTCAATATCAAATCAATACTACCACTTTCTATTTTATCGCTTTCAATAAGGCAATCGCCTTTGTATAATTTCATCTTATCGCATACCATCCTCTATTATTTTCTTTTAAATGTATTAATGCCACGTATCTCAAAGCATCCATTAAATGGTCTTGTCCTATTGGTTTTTGCAGACTATTTCCGTTTTTGTCAGTTGCCCATTTATACATCCTAAACTCTCTTCTAAGGTTACTACTATTAACAACATTAATTTTATAGCGTTTAAGAATGTCTATTCCGTTTAGAATACTGTCTCTTCCTTTAGCTGCTGGTTTAGCGTTTAGTCCTAGTCTATATAGTTCCTCAATTGACTTAGGTTCTGCACTATCACAAATTAACTCTTCTCTGCCAATAATAGGAATTAGCTTTTCTGCTATATCATGATTAGTTAATTCTCTTTCATAGATTAACTCTTTTAAATACAGTTCGTCATCTTTTCGGTAAACTGACAAAGCTGCACAACTATCAATGGAATAACCAAAATCTAAACCATGTGCCACTAACTTACAATCTGGCATACTATCAACATACTTAATATTTTCATATATTAAACCACTTATATTTCCATATTCACCTAAACCATATATTTTCCAGAACTCTTTGTCTGTTTGTTTTAAATACTCTATTTCTTTTATTAAAGACTTAGGCAGAAACGCATTGTTTTTGTAGTTACTTACTATAACCTCAACGTCCCCAACTTCCTTAGAACGCTTTATTTCTAGCTCCTGGTTAATCCATATTTGCTCATCGTCTGGGTTAAAGTCTAGGAATATCTTATTCTCGGTCCTCATTAGTAACTGGAAAAACTCTTGTTTGTATTCTAACTCATTAGCTTCATTACAATATAATATATTTCTTTTAGCCCCCCTTAGCTTTTGTTCGTCATCTGCACCTATAAACTCGACTAATCTTTTACCATATCTATACTGCTTTTTAGTTTTGTTATGGTCTATTCCAGAATACCAACCCTCAGCCTTTAGAATGTCCTCAAAGTCTCTAATTACTGTTCCGTCTAGATTAGTCCTATATTTCCTTACTGTAGTCCATACGCCTTCATGACAGTACTTATCAGACCCATAGTTGCCACTAATTAACCACAATGCACATAATTGATTTAAGGACCAAGTTTTAGAACTTCTAGTCCCTCCTCTATTTATTACGATTTTAGACTGACTGTCATAATTACGCTCAAATATTTCAGTCGCTTCCACGCTTTATGTTGATGTTTATATTATTGACTGTAGATTCAATCTCTTGTTTGTCTGGTGCATTTAGTCCAAACATCTTAGCAATAGAATCATAAGCACCACGATAGTCAGAACCCTTGACCATTTCTTTAAGTAAATAGAATTTAGCTTTCTGCTCTTTTGTGAGGTTTTCTTTTGCTGCTAAGTCCATTAGATACTCCCAACTTTTAATCATTTTAAAATAGCCCTCAGCTACTTCCTTTCTAGTTATTTGAAAGGCTTCTGCTTCTTGTTTCTGTAACTCTTTGACTGTTAGTATTATGTTAGTATCTGCTAAGAGCTTACTAGAGTTTACTTTAATAGTGTCCAGACTAGTTGTTTCGCTAACATTATAAGCACGTCTATAAGCCTCTGACGCATTACCAGTGTTGACATACTCCTCAGCAAATTTACGTTGTTTAGGTGTTAGCTTATTCATAGTTTCTCGCTATTGTCTATAACTTGTTTTATAAAGTAGTCTGGAAGTCTCCTCCATTTTCTTTTAGCTTCCATAAACCTAACAAAGTAATTCACAGCTTTACTACCAAACTTAGCTTTTTGCTCTTTTATTTCTTTAGGTGTTAGTTTCATTTAAACTCTACTAGGTCCTCAATATTAACTTTAAATTGTTTATAGTTGCCCTCTTCAGTATGACTAACAATAGCTATTTTGCTACTTAATGATTTAATATAAACTCTTTTATTATTATATGTTAATCTCCTTTTTAACATTTCTTTTTTAGTTTTCTCCAAAATCATCCAATCCATTTTCTTCGTGTATGTATGCTAATTCTAATATTCTATAATCTGCGTCAAAATCAAAAGTTGTAGAGGCTACTCCATTAATGTCAAAACACTGGTAGACTTCCCCATTCATTTCTGAGTAGAAATATAGTCCCTCATCGTCTATATAATAACCATAGCTAAAATCACTTTTTAGTAGTTCTCTTTCGTTTGGCATTCTTTTTCTTTTTTACTTGTTTAACTTCCTTAGCTTCTTTTTCAGTAAGCCAATTAAATAAGATTTGCATTTGGTTTTTTACGCAACTATTACAAGCCCAACTCACTTTCATGTCTGGATGTAATTCTTTTAGTATTGGTTCTAAGTTGTTTCTTAAAAAGGATATGTCTACAGAGCCAGGAAAGGCACTTGTTTTGTTATATAGTTTTATAGTTTCTTCTATTGTCATAGCAATCGTCTTTCAATTATACGTAAAATTAACGGAGTTATTAATATTATTGGGTTTAAAGTTATTAAAAAATAAATTAATGATAGCCAGAAGGTAAGGCAAAAACTACAGTTAAAAGGCTTGTAGTCCCATTTATCAATCAAAGGTCTAGCATAGTCTACCCATGTTGTAGCTATGGTAATTATTACTAATATGTCAACTATAGAATTCATTTAATGTCCATTTTTGTTTTATCTTGTTTGCTAATTCTTTAAACTTATATTGTATTGTATTACGGTGAATGTCGCTTTTTTCAGCTAAACAATTACGGTTTCCACTACAAATCAATAATTGTTCCATCATTATTTTATCTAAACCATCTAAAGAGTCTATAAGGTCTTTTAGTACCTCATCTTTAAAACAACTATTAGAATAGGTTTCTATGTCCTCTATGCTACTAAATTGACTAGGTAAATAGTATTTAGTTCTGTATTGTCCACGCTCGCTAATTATTTGATATAGGCAAAGTTTATAAACATATTTCTTAATAGAGTTTTCTTTGTCTAATTGTATTATAAAGTCTTCACCCTTGTTAAGTAGAATCATGAAAATGTCTTGTTTAAAGTCCTCTAACTCTACGACATTGTATTCTCTACCAATCCAAAATATAAAGTTTTCTATTTTCTTAATTAGCTTTCTGTCCATTAATATTCTTTTGTGACGTTGTACATTTCAGACTTTAGAAAACTTATATTAGTCCTCATTGCATCTATAACTCTATAGCCAGACTCTAGCAGTCTTCTAAGTTCATACATCTCAGGGACTTCTACATTTGCTTGGTTAGTAGCTCTAGCTACAGAAAAACCCTCTTTGACTCTATCATGTATGACCTTTTCATAGTCTTTGTGTGCTTTAGTTCTAATAGTTTCTATATAGTATAGATAGGCTGTCAATTCTTTTAGTTGTTTATTTAAGCTGTTACCATCAAATACGTCAGTTTGTTTGTAGTCTTTAATTATTTCAGCTATTTTATTTAGTGTTGATTTCA